GCCTGCAAACTCGACGATTTTCAAGTGGCTTTCTGAGCAAAAGACTTTCTCGGAGCAATACACGCGCGCTCGTGAAGCGCAAATGGAAGTCATGGCGCAGGAAATCATTGATATTGCTGATGATGGCTCAAACGATACCTACGTCGATGATGATGGAAACATGCGCACAGAGCACGACGTTATTAACCGTTCCCGGCTCCGCGTGGATGCGCGCAAGTGGCTGATGAGCAAGCTGGCTCCAAAGAAATACGGCGAGAAGGTCGATTTGAACCACTCCGGCGAAGTGGCGATCAAGCGGGTGATTGCGGATGTCTAACAACATGTAGTAAGCTAACAGCATGTTGATAGAGGAAGCATTACGGCAGGCTACCGATGCGCAGATCAAATCGGAGTGGGCGCGGCGGACTCAGGCCATGCGCAAGAGTCGCAAAGGTGGAAGACCTAACACTGAGACGCCGGCGCATGCGGCAGCCCCTCCAAATATAGAAAGCATCTCGACGCGCGATAAGTACCCTCGAAAAATGTGGCCTGCAAATGAGCCGCCATGCTCCGACTGTGGCGCTCTGGTCGGCCACCAAAAGTGGTGTAAACTCAAGTCGAGGTGATTTCATGCCATCCTACGGAGCGAGTCAGACTGCGGAACTCTATCAGGGAGCGCCTATTTCGGTCGTCAACAATGCGGCCACGGACTCTGGAATTACGACCAGCCAAGCTCTTGCTGTTGCCCCACCGCCGAATGGTGCCGGACTGACTGTAATGATCGTCAACACAACCAATCAGCAGGCGACGGGCCAGTTCGCGTTTCAGGATACTGCGGCAGATTATCAGAACCTTTCGGGCTGCATTGTTCCTCCTGGCGCTTCCTTAGCCTACAACTTATCAACTGGCTGGCTGCGCTTCACGTTCGCCATCGCTCCTACGTCCGGCAGTTTGGTTGTTTCGAGGTGATGTGGCCGACGAGGTAAATATGCAGCTAGACGAATTCTTCGCAGCGGTCTGTGAAATGGTGAATCGTGGCGTCGATCCGCAACGCCTCAGAGAAGAGCTGGAATGCGCCGTTAAAACTTGCCCTAATCAGATCAGCTCGTTCCCGCTCCCTCATTTTGTGACAGATTCTCGTGTGCCTCCAGGTGAAATCAGGATTGGCAGCTACGACGGGCCTGTTTTGATGAAAAACATCAAGGTGGACTAGTTGGCTGGCGCGATAGAGGACGTTCGCCTATCGTCGCTGATGGGCCTGACGCCGAAGCAGCTTGAATGTCTCAAGATCACTGACCTTTACCGCTTCGTGCTCTACGGTGGCGGCGCGGGCGGCGGCAAGTCTTACTTGCTACGATGGTGGTGCTTAAGGCAGCTATTCAAGCGGTACGCCGCGACAGGCATCCTCGGCCTAACGGTAGGTCTTTTCTCAGTCGATTACCCCACGCTTCAGGATCGGCAAATCAGCAAAATAGAGCGAGAATTTCCAGAGTGGATTGGGCAGACCAAGCGCACCGAGAAAGAGGGGCTGTGCTTCTTTGTTAAAGAGGAGTTCGGCGGTGGGCGGATTGCGCTGCGCAATCTACAGGACCCGAACAGCTACAAATCAGCCGAGTTCTGCGATATCGCCGTCGAAGAGCTAACCGAGAACAAGCGCGAGGTCTTTGAGGATCTGGTGCTGTTCCGGCTGCGCACGCCTGGTATCGTGCGTCCGTGCTTCCTTGGGGCGACAAACCCGACCGGAATCGGCTTGCAATGGGTCAAGTCTCTATGGCCTGATCACAAGTTCCCCAAAGAGCTAAAGCATCTGGCGCATGAGTTCAAGTTCGTTCCGGCGCTGCTTTCAGATAATCCTTTCCTTGGTCCCGACTATCGGCAGTCGCTCGAAGGCTTACCTGATAAGAAGCGCAAAGCCCTACTGGACGGCGACTGGACTATTCCCGAAGGACAATACTTCATCAACTTCGAGGAGTCGGAGCGCAAGGTTCCCCACGCCATCTGTATGCAGATCGTGCAAAGCTGGTGGACGCATTGGGGCAGTCAGGATTGGGGCTTCAAACATCACAGCCCATTCCACATGCACGCAGTGGGGTTCGTCAGCCCCGAGCAGGCCCGATTACTCGGCAGGAACTGGGATGCACCGCGGCGTTGCGTGTTTACCATCTTGGAACATGTCGAAAGTTTAGGAGATACGGGCCGTGACGAGGTTCAACTCGCTGCGACGATTCAAAGCCAGATCGGGGCGCAAAAGCTCAAGGCGTGGATTCTGTCGAGCGATGCTTTCGGGGAAAAGACCAGCCAACGCACGGCGGCGCAGCTTCTATCCTCGGGCGCTCCCAATCTTCCCGAACCGCAGCCAGCAAACATGGGACCAGGTTCTCGCGTGGTCGGCTGGCGCTTCATGTACTCTTTGATTCAGGATGATTCGTGGTTCATCTCCGACATGTGCCCAGAGGCTCTAGCGGCGATCCCATCGCTCGAATACGATTCAGATAAAGGTGGCGAGGATGTGCTCAAGACCGAGCACATGTACGACGATGTGGGCGACGAATTGAGATACGGCTTGCAGGATATGCTTGGAACGACTAAAGTTCCAATGGAAGTGCGCAGGTCCGAGTTAGCGGCCACCATCGTTGAACCCGGATCGACACCAACGGCGGAGCAGGTTACCGAACTGGCGATGGCAATGAAGCGTTTTGGGGCCAAGGAGCGAAATAAGGGTAAGCGGAGGACGCGATGGTCGGCACGATAAAGAGATGGCTAGGAATCGAGGCGCTGGAACGTGAGAATCTGACGCTGGCGAGAGCATTGAAGGCGGCGCATAGGCGGATCGGAGAAATGGAAAAGCGCGTCGAGAACGAGCGCCTTTGGTTTGCTAAGCAATGCGATGAATTACGAAATGGATTAACATCCGAACTTAAGAGCCTAGACGAGCCTTTGAATCAATGCTTGGCGGACGGAGAAATTGTCATCGCTCTCGACAAGCGCGTCTTGGAACTCGAAAAACATTTGACATCCGAAGCCGCTAGGCCGAAAATTGAACCGAAACCAAAGCGCACCACCTGGAAGCAGTTCCGCTCCGCTGCTGAAAAGGCAAATGATTTAGAGGAGATCGCATGAACAATGAGCAGAAAGCCGTTCTGGATGCCGTGGCTAACGAGCGTTCAGGGCAGCTTCAACCTCCGCCTCCCGCTATCACGCTCGAATCCCTCCACGCGCGCCTGACTGCCGTCGAGAATCACCCGGCGCTGAGTATTCCAGCCCTTCAACCGACAGAAGAGGAATCCCATGGCTGAGTCCCTTTCGCGTTTACGCAATCCCCGCCGCCCAGAGCCGATGGAAGAGAAGAAGGCTCCTGAGCATGTCGATACCGGCGAGCAACCAGAGGGCGATCACATGCACGCTGCCGCCGAATCTCTCCACGCTGCCGAACCTGGATCGAAACACATGGTCGTGTCGCATGACGGCTACGGCATGAAATCGCACGGCATCGACGAGCAGGGCAAGCACGAGCCCGAACAAGGTGCTCACGATCACGAGAACATTGAAGAGCTTAAAGCCCACATGGGAAAGTTCTTCAACGAAGAGGAACAGGAACCAAAGGACGACGGCGGCGAAGAGCCGGAAGAGGACCAGAGTTTGTACTAACCGGGCAATCAGCCCTTGGAGAATGAAATGAGCCTCAAGAATCCGACTTTCTTTGCCGGGATGTTTCGCGCCGCCGCTTATGCCTACGGCGTCAGCGGTTCCGGCGTAGACGCGCTCCAGGTTGATTTGCCTGGTGGCGTAGGAGCCAACACTTCAACCCAGACGCTATCGCTGGCTTTCGGGATCATTACCCTCAATGACGGCACAATCCTTTCGCCGCTCAACACCAACGCCAATGTGACAGTTGGACTTGGAGCGAATGCCGACACGGTAACGCCATCGGCTGTGAGCAATGGCACGCCGCAGGTTTACCAATCAAGCAACTTCACCGCTGCTACCTATGCCCACGCACACGGCACGGGCGATCCGGTAGCCAGCGCAACAGTCGGCCTTCAGGAAGCTATCAACGATTGCCACGCGTCTGGCGGCGGTATTGTGATTGTGGATGCCGGATGGTACCAACTCGGCGGAACGGCTGGCATTCTGGCAGCGGCCACCATTCCCTCTGGCGTGACGGTCACCGACAATCATTTGGGCGGAACTGGCATCTACCCAATCCTGACCAACACCACCACGCTGACCAATGCGCAGGTTCTTGGGATGCAAGTCACTCCAGTTCAGTTGATTCCTGCCGGCGGGGCCAACACCGCGATCATCTTGGATCAAGTGGTTCTGGAGAATCTGAACACCGGAACCGCCTATGCCAACGGCGGAGCAATCGGAGCGTATTACGGGAACAGCAACCTGACTTATCCGGCATCTACCACCGTTGCGGCTACCTTCCTGACTACGCCGACAGCGACCGCAATCGATGTGCTGACGGGGACATATACCTCTGACTTGGGCGCTTATGCGATCAATGCGGCGGTGTATATCTCGAATGCCAGCGCGCCGTTCATCACCGGCACCGGGACGCTCAAAGTAACCGTGACCTACCGCGTGGTCGGTGGTCTGTAAGAACGGATGCCTTCGGTATCCAAGGCGGAACGACGGGTGATGGCTATCGCGGAGCATCACCCGTCCGAACTGTATCCAAGAAATCGCGGGCTGCTCAAAATGAAGAAAAGCCAGCTTCATGAGTTCGCCGACACTAAAGAGAGCGGATTGCCGGAGCGTAAGGGCAGCATGATTTCGGCGCGGAGGAAGAAATGAGCCTGCTGACAGCAAAAAGGCGCAACGCCCTCCCCGGCAAAGAATTTGCGGGGCCAGATCGTTCCTACCCCATCCAGGACGCTTCTCACGCTAGAAACGCTCTCGCCCGCGCATCCGGTAAGCCAGTAGAGGCAGAGGTTCGCGCCAAGGTCCATAGTAAATATCCTGACATTGGCGAAGGAAGCATGGTTTCCCGCCGAAAGAGATCGTAAGCCATGATAAATGCTGCCGCGCTCTCGCCGGAACAGAAGCTCGACTACATTCGCGACCAGATCATCGAGGTGCGCTCCAATCTCAGGACGTACCTCTCGTGCCCGTACTGCGGCGGGGAAAACACGCCAGTTGATGAGCATGTGTGCTGCAAGCTATTTGGTGACGCTGCGCTGGCCGTGATTGACCGCATGGACAAACAGGCAGCAATTGACTTCATTGGGCAGGTTCAAGACAAGGCGGCACGCAACTAATGGCGACGGCACCCACGCTCGATGAATCCAAGTTGCCGAACGACGGCGCACAGTCTGTCGAGGATCATCCTGAGCAGATTGACGAGCCAAACGAGCCGCCAAACTACGGTGAGCGCAACTGCTACCTTCCAGAACAACTGAAGAACGCGCTCAAGGTTGCTCTTGAATCGCTAGGCACCAAAGAGCTTTACGACCGCCGCCGCGAGACGATGCGCGATGCGCGAAACCGCTACTATCGCCGCGGATTACAGCACATCTACGAGAACTCGCAGACGGGGATGTATACCGCTGGAGTGGCGGGAGAGACCATCACGGTTGGCAACGGGCTATCTATCGAGTGCCCGCAATACATCGGCGACTACAACATCATTCGCCCCACAGAACTGATCATCGAATCGGTGCTGACGCAGAATCCCCCCGGAATCGACTTCCGCCCAAAGACGCAATCGACCGAGGACTTAGAGGCCGCTAACACAGCAGAAATTTACCGCGAGTTCTTTGACCGATGCAACGATTCCAAGGGCATTCAACTCAAGATCGTGCAGATGATGTGCGAGTCCGGGCGCACCATTATATCGGTCGAAACCGAGGCCAATGCCCAACTCTGGGGACTCAATGATGAGGGAGAGGCGAAGCAGAACGAAACGGCCCACGTTTGGGGCACGCTCGAATCTCAGGTCTTCCCCATCACGGCGAAGTCTCAGAACGACCTCGATGCGGTGATCCTTTATAACGACCCCACAATCAATTCGGCAAAACTCCAGTATCCGCACCTCCTCAACGCAGATGGAGAATCGAAGATCAAAGGCGACGTATCTGGAATCTGCGAGGATGCTTACAAGCGGCTTGCGCGTTTGGGCATCTTGCAGGGAACCCGGCGCTACCGGCAGATTGGCGATGCGCTTACCCATCTGACCGTGCGGGCGAACTGTTACCTCAGACCGTGCAATTTCCTCGACAAGAAGTTCGACGATCCATACGAGCTATTTGGCGGCGATGAAGAGAATGGCATTCCAGAAGACAAGCCAGAGCAGAATGAAACCGAGGATGGCAAGCCATTCACCGTTCGCGACAAACTGAATCAGCTTTTCCCGCAAGGCGTTCACTGCGTGTTTCTGGGAAAGACTTACGCTGAATCGTGGGCTGAGTCGATGGATGACGGCCTGACTATCGGCTTCCCTTATGAGGGCGATGGCATGGCCCGCGAAGCGATCATGGATGATGCCATTGTCATTCAGGATTTCTTCAACGACATCATGAATTCGCTGCGCGAAGCGCAGGATACCGGCTGGCCTCGTACTTACATTTCCGCCGAGGACGAAGAGTTCGACGCAATTCAGGATCAGCGGTCAGAGCCTTACGCGTTTGCGCTGAAAAAGGCACGCGCCGGTCAACCCCTTGAGGCGGATTTCTTCCGCGAACCAGACTTGGTACTCCCCGCCTCTCTGGTCGAATTGATGCAATATCTGGCAGGCCCATTCCTGCAATTTGTGCTGGGCACCCCGCCGGCACTCTTCGGCGCTTCAATGGAGGACCAGAAAACTGCCTCCGGCTACGCGCAGGCCAAGAATCAGGCGATGGGCGTCAAGGGAATCCCGTGGGCCTCGATTCAACAGGTCATGGCGCGGATGTACTATCTGGCCGCGCTCAAGGCTTCGAAGAATCCCGATCATGCGGAGCAGATTTTGGTGCCCGTGAAGGGTGAAACGCAGGTTTTGAAGCTCGAAAGGCTATCTAAAGGGCATTTTGGGGCGTTTCCTGACGAAGATTCGAGTTTTCCAGAGTCCACATCGGCAAAACGGGTGCTTTTGCAGCAACTCATGACCGTTGCCATGCAAAATCCGACCATTTCCGCGCAGCTTTTGGGCGATGTCTACAATTGGGAGATCATTTGCCAGATTTTCGGGTTCAAAGAGCTTCAACTCATGGAAGCCGAGGCCGGAAAGAAGCAGATGCGAGAAATCGAAGAGCTTTTGCAGGCTTCTCCGATCCCGCCGAGCCCGGAAGAGGTTCAAGCATTCGCCCAGCAGCAGCAAATGGCGCTCCAGCAACACGCTGCACAGGCATTGGTGGCCCAGCAGCAAGGGTTGCCGGAGCCGCCCGCTCCACAGCCGCCCAAGATGATCGATTTCGGCGAAGGCCAGCAGTACCCCGAAGACTTGCTCAAGCCGAGCATCGAGGTCGAGGATCTGGACTTCCACCAGTGGGAAGGCCCATGTGGGCAGGATTGGCTCTCGACCGAGGCGTGCTGGCGCGAGATCAATGTTGGTCGCCCTGGACCAGATGGCACGCCGATGCCGAACGTGCTGGGCGTCGAGAATGTAAAATTGCACGTCAAGGAGCACTTGATGCGAGCCGCGGCGATGATTCAGGCGCAGCAGCAGGCCATGAGTGCGTTAAGTCCACCGAAACCCGCCGCTGCACAGCCGCCGAAGGCTCCCGCAGCGCCGCCAACCATGTGAGGAGAACGACATGCGACCAAGTGAAATCGCAAAGATGCCAACGACCATTACCTTCAACGGCTGCATGTGCGTACATGAGAGCATTCTTCGCAGCTTTCAGACGCTGCAATTCTTAAAGAAGTGTCTGGCAAGTAACTGGCCCTCGGAGGCAATTCTCACAATTATTGACACAATCGAAGCCAAGTAAGGAGAACGAAGCGATGCTGACCATCGAAGACTGCGCAAATATTCAGGATATATTCAGGAAAGCAGAAATCCACACCGTTTCTCATCCCAAATTTGGGAGCGAGAAGGTATTCACCGTCTTTGGAAAAGACGGTTCTATATCTCCAAACGGACGATGCTGCCTTGGACTTATCTTTGAAAACCGAGAAGATGCCGAATGTCTCCTCGGAATCATCGAAATGCTGAAAAAGTAAGGAGAACGTATGCCCGGAGAAGCCCTGTTAGACGCCCCTGTAGAGGAAACCGTAGATTCCAGCGTAGACACCGGAGACGCTGGCGCGCAGACTGACGATTCATCTGCACAAACTGGTGATTCGACACAGCAAGACGACGGCGCGCACGGCGCGCAAGACGACACTGCGCCGGTAATCTCCGATGCCAATGGTCAGCTCAAGCTCTCGGAGACGGCCAAAGCCAAGCTGGACGAAATCAAGGCAGAAAATCCCCGCCTCGCACGCGAGATGCGGGCCGCGCTGTTCGACCGGCAGATGCTTGCCCAAAAGGGCCTCACCGTCAAGCAGGCGCTCGAAACTATTGAGTCTTACGAGGCTGAGGGCGGTTCCGAGGCCGTGCAGCAGGTCAAAGCGGAACTTGGGCAGTGGAAAGACTTGGACGCTGACTTTCAGGCTGGCAAGCCCGAGTTTGTGAACGACATTGCCTCCGGGAACCCCGAAGCGTTTACCAAGCTGGCACCTGTGGTGATGAGCAAGTTTTCGGAGCTTGCGCCAGAGCACTTTGCCTACGAAGTTGCCAAAGTTTTCGCGTCCGACATGGCGGCGAGCGATGTCGTGCTGACCATGCGCCTGATGCAGCGCGAAATCGGCCTGTTGCCGGAAGCCAGCCGAGGGGAAGTACAGAAGCTCTGGACTCAGCTTGCGGCCTATGTAGATCGGGTGAATGGGCTGGCAAAGACGCCGCCCAAGGCAGAGACGAAACCTGCGGATGTTCCACGTGGAACTTCGGAACCGGACAACTCCCTCACTGTTGAGCAGTTCGCGTGGGAGCGCGCGAAGGTCAAGGAGGCCGTTACCAGAACCGAGTTCGAGAAGAACGCGGCTGGGCGCAAGTTGTCCGAGGAGCGCGTATCGGCCATTCAGGAGCTTTATGAGAACGCCCTTGATAGGCTGGTAAAAGCAATTCCGGGCCACACGGCCAAGGTTGACCGCTTTCTGGCTGCAAAGGACAAAGCCGGTTATCGCAAGCACATGGAAGCCGCTATCCGCTCCAAGGCTCCCGAGGCGATGGCCGCAGCGTTCCGCAAGGCTGGCATCGGAGCAAAGCCTGGGCCTGTGGCGAAACCCGTGGCGAAACCTGCCCCCGGCGCAGCCAAACCCGCTCAGGCGAATGCTGGCTTTACCCGCACAGCCACGAAGCCCGACAAGAACCAGATCGACTGGCCGCGCACCAAAGCGGCACGCAGGACGGATGCCGACGCGAACCGCTACGTGATGCGGAACGGCGAGAAGTTGATTTACCAGCGATAGGAGACGGACGTGGAACGGATTGCAGGAACCGTGAAGTGGTTCAAGAACGACATCGGCTATGGATTCATTGCCCCCGACACGGGCGGCAAAGACGTTTTCGTGCATCACTCGGCTGTCCAGATGGACGGCTACAAGACACTCAAGGAAGGCCAGAGGGTGACCTTCATGGTTGCTCGCGGGGCTAAGGGTCCACAGGCCGAGGAAGTTGTGTTATCGTAGTACCGTAATTGCTCGAAGCGCAAGGCATGAGGGAAACCGGCCCCTTTAAACGGTTGAGCCGAGCGTAGAAAGCGAAAATTTAGACCGTATCACCATGATGTTTGCATAGATCGCGCTGGAGGGAACGGACACCCTTAAACCGGAGCGATGATCGGCGACTGAATGGCGACAGCAGCTCATTTCATTCGAGGTGTATCGCTATGGCAGTCGGAAACAATGCAAACACAATCGCGTCCCAGCGTGAGTATCTGCGGGACAAGCTGGAAGAGACGTTCCTGCTCTCTTCCGTCCTCTGGAGCCGAATTCAGGCGCGCACCGACATCAAGCCGGTTTCCTCGCGTCCCTCGCGCATCCCCTTTACCCCGATCCCCACTGCCTCCTTCCGTCAGGTCAACCCGGACGGCGGACCTCTGGGCGTCGGCGATGCCCCGCAAGAGGTCTACGGCACCCTGTCCTGCGTGTACTTTGCTCAGGGCGGAGCCTACACCGCGCAGTCTGAGTACGCCACTCAGGGCGACTCGCGCGCCATCAAGGATTACGTCGCCTACACCGAAGAGACTGTCAGCCGGACTTTTGCCGGTCTGATGGATGCGGTGATTTGCTCGGGCGGCGGCGATGGGCAACTCGATACCATCGTGACTGTCGGGGCTAATTACCTCGTGGTCAACAACGCCAACCTGTTCTCCTCGGGTCAGATCATCGACATTTGGACCGCCACC